TCTATGTCCTGATTTAACCCATTCTTGTGACACCTTTTTAACCCTTTCAAGCATTTGGAATACTGACTCATATCTCAAAATTGATCCCTCTGGTGCTTTCTGAGGTATTGTAATTACCGCAGTATCGTGAGGTCTAAAGTATTCATCTTCAACTAATTCTGGGTGGTTTGCCGCTAAGTAAGAATAGATTGCTTCATTCTTTCCAACTCTAATTCTTCTTAAATAATAGTCATTGTGCCAAGCGTGAATACCTGATGAAGTTCCTAATACAAGTGATGAAGTTCCAGATGGTTTAACAGTTGTAGTTCTAGCTGCTTTGTTAATTCCAATTAGTTCCGCAACTCTTTCATTTTCTTCTTTAACCGCTTTAGCTGCTGCTTTCATGTCATAACCTAATACAACGCCAGATCCAATTCCTGTCATTCCTACACCAATAAGTGCATCTTTTTCGGTTGTTCTTTTCCATACGTCTCTTAGGTAGTGGAAGTCTGTATAGCCAGCTTGTAGTGTTCCAATGAATGCAGCTCCTTTAACTCTATTTTCAAAATCTTCTTGTGATTCAATATCTGATGCGTTTACCTCACACAAGTTACAGAACTGGTATGGTCTAAGTGCAATTTCACAACAAGGATTTGTTCCCCAGTCTTTATCATTTGATAAATAGATTCCTGGCTCACCTGCTCCAGATAATTCAATTCTTTTCCAAAGGTCCATAAAGTATTCTTGTGTTACTTTGTGTCTTAAAAGAACTGCAGAATTATTTGCTCTACCTCTTTGTGGGTTTTTCTCCCACCAATTACCAGACTTACAAGAAATCATTTCATCATCGTCTGCTGAGAATAATGATATAAGTGCCGCTCTACGAATACCACCGGCTAATACTGCGTCTGCAATATGACATACGATATCGTGAGTTTCAATTGGTGACAATTTGTCACCATCTTCTTTTGCATCCAATACTTTTGTAATGTGATGGATACAATCTTTTAGTGGTTGTGGCCCTGGTGCTTTACCTCCAGATGTAACCAAAAGGGCTCCTTTTTGACGAATATCTGAATAGTCAAAAACCGGGGTTGACGCTTTTGTACCTAAGTATGACTCGATTAATACCTTAACGGCATCGGCCCACCCTTCGATTGAATCTCCAATTAAGTATCTTCTGGTTCTATTTGGGTTTGGTTTTCTAATTTCAGGTAGTTTATCTACGTGGTGTTTTTGTACTGAAAATCCAACTCCAGTTCCACCTAAAAGTAAGAACATTGTCTCAGCAAAGGCATCTGTATGATCAATTGGCATATATGCACAATTATAAACTCTATTTGGTGAAATCTCGATTGGTTTACCACCAAACTGTAAAGACCTCATAGATGGTAATATTTTTTTATCATATACCATTTTATACACTTGTTCAATTTCCCATTTAATTTGTGGGTACTTTTTTTGATGCATTTCTTTATTTCTTGTTACTAATTCTTCCCAAGTTTCTCTTCTATTTAATTCTGGGACATACTTAGCGTATTTCATATAGACAGTTACGTCACTTAATATTTTTTGTGAAATATCCATAATTTAAAATTTTAACTAATTTATTTAATTTTTGATTTGTTGTTCTCTTTGTTTTCTTTTTTCTAACAATTCTTTAACACGTTCTCTTTGACGTTCTTCTTTTTGTTCTTCAAGACCCAAGAATGTTGTGGTACTTTCGGTATCTATTTCTATCATAGCGTTGTCGAATTTGCAATTTTCAAAAACCACACCATCATCTCCAATTCTAGATTTGGTAATTGCTATTGTAGCTAACTTCATTTCTTTTTGTTGTAGTGATTTTGCAACAGATATGATAACGTGACCTACTTGAGCTTTTTTAATTGATCCCCCCATTTGATCTGTTGTGACAACATCCGATGAAATTGATGATCTATTACCTTGTGTTGCTGTCCATCCTGCAATATTTAGTTCATGGCACATCGCTTCAAAACCTCTCATTACTGAACCTTCACTCTTCCATTCATCACCTAAATTCTTGTCTGGGACTATACAATCGATATAATCTAGTACAACCATATCGATTTTAGTTCCGTCAGCAATCATCTTTCTAATCTCATTTTTAATCTGTAACATTGTCTTTGTATCGGATGGTAATTTCTTTAAATCTAATGTATTATCCATTGTACTTTTGATTTCATTAACCTTATCCATAACCTCAACTCTCTTTTCTGATAACTCATCTGGATGAATCTTTGTCCAAAGTGTAAAGTGTTTTCTTTGAATAACTTTTGGGTTGTCCTCAAAGAAGATTTGTAGTACATTAAATCCAAGATTAAACGCATGGTTTGCAATCTTTGTAAGTACTGTTGATTTACCAACTCCAGTTGGAGCTAGAATAACACCAATCTCTCCTTTAGCTAGACCGCCTTTTAATAGTCTATCGATACCTGGGATACCCATAGGTATTGGGTGTCTATAATCATCCTCTAATACTTGATCTAAGTTTGAAAAGACATCCATGGTGCTTGTGTCTTTTGAACCAACTAGAAGGGCTTCTCTTACCATTTCTTCTAGAGTGTCATAGTTCTCAAACTCCCCACCATCAATGATTTTTTGAGCTCTTGACATCACCTTTTGTAACTCTTGTTGCTTACAAAACTTAAGTGCCTTCTCTTGTACAAAATCAACACCATCAATTGGTGCTTCTTGTATTTTCTTTATTGTATCAAGCACAACTTTAACAGCAATTTGTTGTTGTAATTCAGATTTTGTAACCTGTTCTAATGTTTCAAATGATGGTGTGTGGTTATATTTTATATAATACTCTTTAATCATTTGCATAATGATTTTAAAATATTTATTTTCAAAATAACCATTATCAATTACATCGATTATTGAATGAGAGAAGTCTTTGTCTACGATAATTTGATTAAGTAATTGGATTTGAAAATTATTTCCTAGATATTCAAAGTTTTTTGTTGTCGCCATATATTTTAATTAATGTTAGTAATGATAAATACTATTGATTTTAATTAAAATCTGGATAAAAATAATTAAATTTTGTATCTGAAAAAATGTCAGTTAAGCTATTTAAGATCTCTTTTAACTTTGGGCGTAGGTCTACGGTATATCTTACCTTTGGTGGGTAAAGTTTTGCGTCAAACACTCTATGACAAATTGTCATATTTTCAGTCTTAATATATATGTTAAATATCTCATCATCATCTGTGTATGATGTGTTTAAAACCTCTGGATTTTGAATAATCTCATACTCATTGTCCAGCATATATACAACAGATTTCATTTTTAAATCATACTTTAGTTCGTCACATAGTCTTTTTATGTAGTTATAAAGTTCTTCTGATTTAATTGCATTTTTGTTGAAATTTCTAACATTGAAGAACCTCTGTACTACAATGTTTTGATTACATGTTAATAAAAATTCTAATTTAGTTAAATTATTATTTTCTTTCATCTTTTTTGTTTTTTCTGTTTCTAAATTTTGTTTTTTCTTTTCGTGATAGCTTTAAAAATGGTTTTAAAAAATAAACCCAGGCTTCATCGTTTTTTGGTAGGTATTTGAAGAGTCCGTCCTCCATCATCATTCGAATTAAGTTTCTATGTCCTCGTCCATCAGGATCCAATGACTCTGAGTAATAAAGACTAACTAATTCTTTACCTTCATCCGTGATCAGTGGATTTGATAAGTCAACTAGTTTCTCATTGATGGTAAAAAACTCCTCCCCAAATATTCCTTCCTTTGTTTTACCACTTAAAAGATTTTGTAGTGCAACACTACTTTTTTGTTCTTTTAAAAGGTTTTCTGCTTTGGTTAAAATATCGGTATATTTTATTTCAGTTTCAAGTATTTCTGGAAATAATTTTATAAAAGTTTCTTCACCTAAATAAAAAATACCATCAATATTATCTGAACTATCACCTGTTAATATTTTATAGGTTTTAACATTATAATGTGGGATTTCTCTTTTGTAAATCTTAATGTTATCTCCATTTTTAAAATACTTTTTTTGTTGTGGTGAATATATCGATACTTTTTCCGAAATTAACTGTGTTAAATCTCTATCAGAAGAGAAGATTGTTTTTTCTTCGTCTTCTGATATTTGACAGTAATATGCAATTAAGTCATCAGCTTCAGATTTTTCAATTTCAAGTTGTCTAACAAACATCTCTTCAAGATATTGTTTAACCCTTTGTTTTTGTTTTAAAAATGATTCATCCTTAAACTCTTCTTTCTTTACTGCGTCTCGATTTAACTTGTACTTTGGATATATTCGTCTTCTTTCTAAAGAAGATGTCTCGCTATCCCAAAATACAACTACCTTAGTGTAGTTACTTTCCTCTAAAAATCGTCTAAGGGTATTTAAAAAGTGCCAAATACCACCAACGTGTTCCCCTTTGTTAAAAAAGTCTTTAACTCCATGAAAACCAATTTTTAATAGGTTGTTACCATCAACTAAAAGTGTTTTGGTCATTAGTCGTTAATGTTAAATACATTTGACAAAACTGGTTCTTTTTGTAAAAAGTAATTTACAAAGAACTCTGAAAATATAGCTTCCATAACAGGAACGCAGATTGAGTTTCCGGCTAATGCTACATGTGCTTTTGTTGATAATGAAGTTGTTAAAAGCAAATCAATATCGTCTTCTCTAACACCCATAAATCTATAACCTTCTCTAGCTGTGATGTTTCTAACTCTACCATCCTCTGTCATAATTTGTGGTGAACCACTAGTTGTGAGACAAGGTGAACAGCCATCAACTGAATAAATTCTTCTAGCTTGATCATATCGAACATCGTCACGTCTTGCGATTAGTTTGCATACACTATTTGTTTTTGGTGTACTTCTAGTATATGGACATTCAATTAATAATGACTCATCAAAATTTTCTTCAATATAAGGTCTCATTGGTACTCTAGCTTTTTTATGATTGTCAACATTTAACATTTTTTGTTTGACATCTTCAAAATCACTGTCTAGTACTGACATCATAAAAACTCTCTCTCTATTCTGTGGACAACCAAAATCAGCTCCATTTAAAACTCTCCAATATGAACTATAACCTAATGTCTTTAGGTATTCAATATGATTTTTAAATTTGTCAATATGGTTGTGTGAGACTAAGTTTTTTACATTTTCCATTAAAAGATATTTTGGTTTGTTAACACTTAAAATTCTTTCAACTTCAAATAATAATCCACTTCTTGTTCCTTGTTGAATTCCTCTTTGTACTCCGGATATTGAAATGTCTTGGCAATTATGGGCAATACAGCCATTTGCTGTGAATGAATGGTCTTCATCTACCTCAATATCATAAACAAATTCAGTATTATTTGTATTAATAATACCTTTAATTGGCGTCCAAATAAAACCATTATCAAAAAAAGATCTTTTATTTTTGCTTTGGTCTAAATCAAAAGCAATTGTGTAACTATCTCTTTGATTAACATATCTACCCTCAATAATGTATTTATCTTTATTTTTTGTTTTATAGATAGAATATGACACATTATAACATTTTGCAATACATTGTCCAATACCATAAATTAATTCACGACTTACACTTGTAATTCTTTGTCTTGTTGAATTTTTATAAAAGCTACCGTCAGCAGAAAAATAACCCTGGATAAATGATTTCAAAAGATTTATTGGTAAATCAAAAATTGTATTAGTCAATTTCTTACCATAAGCATACTTCCCAAATTGTTGAACAAATAAACCAATTTCTTTTTTTGGTAAATGTATCTTATATGTAGTTCTCTCTCTAACAACTGCCGCATTAAATTTCAATCTTTCCAATCTTTCACTAATTTCTTGTAATTCAGAATCATTTTTATTTGTACAACATATAATTATTCCAGCTTGATGTCTTGACCAGCCGTCACCAATATATCTACCAATTAACCACCAAAAATCTTCATTATCCATATGTTGTGATAACTCATTTTTGTATCTTGGTTTTCTTCCGTCATTCCATTTGAACTCGATTCCATCCCACTTTGGTATAATACTATTTTGATTTATTGCAACTCCAAGATAATCGTTACTTGTCAAGTCCTTACATTCTTTCCAATAAGGTTCTGTTAAATTATTTTTATCTCCACCAATTTTACTAACAACATAAAATCTGTGGTTTTTAGTTGTTTTTAACTCATCAAATATTGGTGATTTAATATTCCAAATTTCTTTTTTACCTTGTTCAAACTTGTTTTTTACTTCTTTGTATGTGTTTGTGTGTGTTAAAACACGATTACCAATTTCTATATCAATAATCTTTTTGTATCCAGTATCTGTCAATACTAATGTATCTTTTGTAAAACAAGGAAATGAATATGTTAAAAGATCGCAGTCTGGAAAAGTTGTTTCATCTACTTTTGAAACATCTCCTAGATTACCATTTGTTGTTTTATGTAATACATCATAACACTCATTAGCACTATTTAATATGTCGCAGTTTGCGACATTCTCATAGTCAACTCCAATATACTTTAGTGCTAGTTCTTGTGTCCCATATCCAGAAAATAATGAGACAACTTTTAATTTATTCTTATTCATAAACCTTTTCTTCTTTTAAATCGAAATCACCTTCTGTTCCAATAATATTTTTCCAATAATCTGCATTTTCTTTTTTGTATTCCTCAATTGATTTTTTCTCCTCCGCTGCGTCTTTACCCGCTAAAAATCCATGTGGAGTTACAATAATTTTACCATCTTCAAATCCAAGTCCGTTGATGTGGTTTTTCATTACAGATACTTTTGTTCTTGATGCGAATTTAACAGTTCTCTTGTCTTTTGTTGCTGTAATTTTTGTAGTTCCAGCACCTTTTTGATTACCAAACAAAAATACTAAAGATGAATTTAACCAAATTGCCTCACCACCTTTTGCTTTAATTTTTGGTTGTCCAAATGGATTGTCTGGTAATTCAACCCAAGGTTGGTTAACGATTACTAAAGTGTTTTCATATTTAGTGCTAGTTTTTCTAGACCCAGAAATCCTTTGGTTAATTCCCATACCAATTTTATCCGCAAGTACTGATGCGTTATGTTGTTTACCACCCTTACCTTCGTAAGTCATTTTACATGGTACTGAACCAACCGAATCCCATAAAAATAATAAATTATAATCTAATTCACCCTTTTCTTGTGCGTCTAACATATCATTAATGTATTCTGTGATTTGTTCAATGTATTCAAAATTGTTATTAAATATAAAGAATCCATCCCAATCAAGTTCTCCAGTTTCTTCATCAACAACTTCTTCACATTCAAATCCCATTAACTTAGCGTGATCAAACGACCATTTTTGTTCCGTGATAATAAAAACAGGTAATGTTCCTTTCTTTTGTGCGTCAACTGCAGTTTTTACAAGTGCTGTTGTTTTTCCGGTATCTGAATGACCTAAGAACATATTAATATGTCCAATTGCAGGCCCTGGTAGTCCAACAGCGTCCAAAAATTCAGAACCAAGATCAAAATATTTTTGTTGTTTGTATTTAGCTTCAGATGAAAATTTTTTCTTAACCGAACTAAAATCATTTTTCTTTATTGCCATATGTTTTTTTTAAAAATATAAGAAAATGTGGATACATTGTAATTAATATATCCACACTATTTTAATAAGATTTAGAATGGTAGTTCGTCATCAACGTCATCATTTACTTGTGGATCAAGAACAGTTTCTTGTTTTTTGTTTCCACCAATAGTGATTTCAGCTTCACTTGAGTCCCCATACACATACTTACCTGCGTCAGAGTCCCATCTTGGTGTTTCACCTCTTGCGATTGCTTCAAGATACTCAATTGGTTTTTTAGAGTATACATCTTCCCAAGTTAATTCATCATTAACCCAAGTGTTCATTGTTTCTTCATCTGTGTGTACTGGAGCTGGATCGTCATACATTACCGTTTGGATTACAGTGTAAATTGCACCTTTTGGTGTTTTTGCTTTTGTAAGCTCTAGGATTAGGTCTCTCCCTTTTTCTGGGTCTGCAACATCTCCTTTAGCTTTGTAGATAGGAATAATTTTATCAAAAATTCCTTCTTGCTTGTAGTTGTGTTTAAACCTCCAAAACTTTGGTCCGTCTTCTTCTTTGTCTCTGTCAATTACTTTAACGATATAAAACTTTCTTGCTTTATATTGTTTTGCCAACTCTTTATCAGAATCTTTTCCTGTTGACATAAGTTCTTCATAAACTTCGTTAAGTGGAGATTGTTCGTTATCATTCTTTCCTGGATCGTAGAATTTTTGCCATTTACCATCAATATAAAGTTCGTGAAACCAAACTTCTTTAAATGGTGATGACCCATCTACTGTTGGTAGAATTCTAACTCTTCGCTGTCCTTGCTTTTCATCCTTTGATAGAATTGCAGCGAAATACTTTTTCATTCTTTCTTCTTGTGACATTTTTGAAGTGGAAGAAGAACCACTTTGTTTTGAGCTTTCATACTGAGCCAAAACCGCATCTAAAACATTGTTTGTCGCCATATTATGTATTTGTTTTTAAAAGTTTACAATAGAAAATATAAGTTATTTTTTTGTCGCAGTCAATAAATAAAGTTTAAAAATGAGGGGAAATTTTTCCCCTCTAAAAATCACATCATATTATTGTCATTATCTTCATCATAATTAATAAAAGATCTTTTGATTTCTTCCGGTGAATATTCTTCAACCTCATCACTGGTTAAAACATAATCATTTTTACCACTTTGTTTCATCTCGTCTTCTTTATCTATAAAAAAGTCGGATAATTTTTGATTAAATGGTCCGGAATCTAAGCTTCTTAATTCTAATTTTTCTTTAGGTGTTTTTGGTTTTAATTCACTAATTTTACTTTCAAGTGAATTAATTTTATTAACTAACTCATCCATATCACCAAGTTTCTGTTCTAGGTTTGATAGTTGTGAAAATAAATTATCAAAATATTCTTCTTGTTTTTCTGACATACTTTTTTGTGTGTCAACTAAATCTGTAATATCTAATTCCTCATCTTCACCACCTTCTTCTTCTTCAGCATCAACCTCTTCAACATCTTCATCATTTTTAATGTCAATAGGTTCTGCGGTTTCTGGCGCTGGTGGTGGAGTTGTTGCCGCGCCTTCTGCTGGTGGCGGCGCCCCTTCTGCTGGTGGTGCGTCACCTAATTCTCCAACTGGAGCTTCACCTCCTGGTGGTGGTGGAAGATCGCCAAGCGGTGCGTCTTGTTCCATGATATAGGTATTAATCCTATTATATCTTGTAATTTCTTCTAGAATTTTTTTATCTAAACCCATCTTAACCATTTAATAATGTTTTTATCCCAGATTTTGTTTCAACCTGAACTTTTTTAAATTGTCTCATAGTGTTGTCAACTCTTTCAATTAAACCATCTTTTAGTCTAACAGTATAACAATCACCAGTATCTAAATCACAAACTTCCTTAAACCCATTTCCTGCGTCTTTTTCTGTGATTCTAGTATCTTTACCTAGATATTGATCTAAAATTGCTTTTGTATTACTCATAACATTTTATTTATAAATATTAGTAAAACCAAAAAAAGGTTTTTATGGTAATAAATATTGATATATAACGTTTACTTTTTCTTGTAACTTTTCTTTTGTACTATCAATTAAATCATCCCAAACTTTAACCTCAATATTACTTGGCCAACTAATTACATAGGCTCTAGTTATATTTTTGATGTTCTGAGTGTCATTATCCTCAAAAAGTTGTAGAGATGAAATCTTATCCCGATATTTAGCGATAAAGAAATCAACAAAATTTTCAAAATTTGTAAATGAAACATATGGAATATTTTTAATCTCACCCCTATTAATACAGTAATATGTATTTTTAAAATATGTTGTTGCGGCAGCTCCATATGGATTTATATCTAATCTAATTCCGGAATAATTGTGATCATATGATACAAATTTTTGTCCTTTACCACTTTCAATATACATAGTAGACATTATAAATAACAATAATTTAGCCTTGTTTACTGTAGGTAATGTTGTTATTGTATTTATTCTATTTTCTATAATTTGTTTCGCATTACCAAAAGTAATTGTTGTCTCAGTTGGTGTTTGATTTGTATATTGAGTAAACGATGTGTTTAGTTTTTCTTGACATGATTGATTTTGTGTTAATGTGGCTTCTATAGTGTTTGCTTTATTTACAACGCTAGATTTTAACGCAATTTCAGTATTTCTATCATTTATAACTTTTTCTTGTGATTCAACTCTTTCTTTTATTGATTTTAATATTTGTGTACTCAATGACTGTAGTAAATTATCAATAGACGGTATACTATAAAATGGTTGTCGTTGTCCCTCAAATGTCGTATCAAAACCATTCAAGTTAATTCTATGCGATACTTTAGTAATCATATATGGCCCACTAAACATTGGTATATGTCTTAAATTAAAATACATAGTTGGTTGTATTAATGCGTTACCCATCATATCTATTGAACACTTGTAACTTCTATTGCGATAAACATTATAAAGTGAAGCACTTTGTGTTGATCCTTGTCTATTTCGGTACAAATTTGCCATTTGTGTTACCACTTGTTCTGATTCTGCTGTTGGTAACCCTGGGTCTTGTGAAATATCTAGTTGTTTGAATACTTGTTGGTTTTGAGGTCCAAAATCAACATTAAACCCAACAACTTTATTTGACTTATCCCAGTTTGTCTTGCCCGCTTGATTTTCAAGTAATGGGTTGTCAGTTGCTCTTCTTAAATCAAATGCATCATCTCTATACCTATAATCAACATTTTCATTCATTGCTAAATGTTGACTTGGTACATATGAATAAATTCCAATATATTTTGCAGTAGTATCTCTGTAATCCACATTTAAAAATGTCCCAAATAATGAATTAGCAAATTCTAACGTTCCTTCTGGTTTTGGTGTTGGGTTTTTACTAGCATCCTGTACATTATAAAAATTAGCATAAGAAGGTAGTATAAATGACTTAAACCTATTATCTACAAAAATACCTTCAATAATACCTAACATTCTATTGTTGTAGTTAGAAGATGAGATTAGATTTTGTAGTTTAAATATATCAACAAAAACTTTATCTCCAACGTCTCTACTAGCCCTATCAAGAATTAATATATCTTCAAATAATGTTTTAGTTTTTAAATCGGCTCCCGATATCCATTTATCATTAATAGATTTAAACATATCCCACATTTCATATCTACTAAGGTCTCCACTATATTCTTTAAATTTAACACCTTCACTAGATGGAGTTACTTTAACATCTGGTAATTTTGGTCTTAATTGTGTAAATGTATTATTTAGTATTATGTTTAAATATTCTTCACCTTTTGTAATATATTCATCCATTAATGAATAAAATTTACTTTTATTAAGTGTTGGGTCTTTTAATTTTTGGGTTGCATATATCTTAATTATTGGACTAAGTGTTTTGATGTTATTAACACTAAACTCAATATTATTATCAATAAAAAAGTCTGTGATATAAGATCCTGTGTCTTTATATTGTAGTTCTAAAATTTCTGAAAATCCAACATAGGTTTCTAATGCTGCCCAAGTTTCAGGGTATTGTGTTTTAGATTGTGCTAAAGTTATTGTTCCACCTAAAGATGGTAAAGTTCCTGGTGTATAATTATTAAATGTATATGGATTAATAATAGACTTATTAGAAAAGGAATAAAATAGTCTTTTATCAAAGTTAGATGGATTTCCCTGTTTAAAAACAACTGTGTAATTAATAAAATTATCTAATGTTTTTTGTATTTTTTGTTTTTGTTTTTCTTTTAATTCATCAATAAGTGGTGTTCCAGACTCATTAGTAATGTTCTCATCTATTTTAAACATCTCTCTCATTAGTCCTTGGAAGTTTTCATAAGTCTCCTCAATTCTAAAGTCAGTTGCTCTTGGTGATAGATTACTTTCAAAGTCATAAATTGATTTACTAAAATATAAAAACTGTGTTTCAAATTTGTCTAAAACGTCAGATGAAAATGTTGTTAATAACTCACTTATAGTACTATAATTATCTTGTGTACTAAATAATCCAAAATTTTGTTGTTCTTCATCGTCATTAAAAATTTCTCTTAAATACTGATCTGGACCTGGTTTTTGTAAATTAGTAACATCAAAATAACCATAGTTTGGTGCGTCCCAAAATGTTCTAATAGACCCATTGTGTATTGCTGGGTTTGTTGTTACGTCAATAACTTCATTACCAAAAATATTAAAACACTCATCATTTACTTGATTTACACTAGACCCTAAAGATGGCATAAGATATACTGAATTATTATCATTGGTATAAACAAATGAACTCCATGGTGTTATGTTTAAACTACTATTAAGATTTAATAAATCAAAACCAAATGGTTTGTTTATTATATTATCACTAGATGTTATTAATTTAAAAGTATTACTATCTATAGTGTCTTGGATTGTTTGTGATCCATACCCTCCAGTTTCTTTATTTGTAACAACAAAATTTACTGGTAAAGCGGGGATTTGAACATTGACTGATTGTGATGGTGTTATTATATATGTACCAACACCTCCTTGTGTTCCACTTACTTGTGAAACTATTTTTGTTCCTAAATCAAAAGTACTACTAGATAATATTAAATTTGGTTCTAAAGCTGGGTAGTTTATTGTAACAACCTCTAATATATCGCCACTAACAAAATATGTTCCTGTTATTTTTGTAGTTTCTTTAAATAGTTTTTTACCTTGTAAGAAATAATTAAAATCATTAATTAGCTTTGGATAAAACCCAGTATTTATAGTTTCTTTATCAAGCCCAGCATTTGTGATAGTATCATTTAATACTATATCATATTGTTCACCATTAAGATTTATATTATATTGTGTTGTTGTCGCGCTATAGAATGGGTCGTAGTTTTTGATAAAATCAGTATTTTTCCAAACATTATCTAGAATATCCTCATTAGTTTCTTTGTATTTTTTATACCTATGCCATATTGACCCATATCTAAGTACCCACGCATATGGTAATTCATGTATCGCTCCAAACTTTAATAACGATGGTAATATATATCCTTTTGGTGTTGCAGTTCCATTCTCATTATATTCTTTATATTTATCCCTTAATGTTGCTAATGGTAAACTATTTAAAAAGACGTATGCGGCTGTTGTATATGGATAATTACTATCTGAATTTTCAGAATTATACATATAATTATTAACACCTTCTTGTATCGCATTTATAAATATTGGTGTGTTTAATATTGATGTTGTTTGTGTTTCACTTAATTCACCACTATACCCATCATAATAAACATCACCTTCTGTTACGTATTGTGTTGGTATTGATCTATTATCATAAAAAGTTTTTAAATTCTGTGTATTTGGTGTTTGGTTAAATACGTTTGATTTGTAATTAAAATTAGTTATTGGATATAAATCTTTATTTTTAACTAGCTTTATTGGTGTGTTATACTCTAATGTTGTACTAGTTCTAAAAATGTCGGCCTCTGACTGAAGTGTACTACCATTAGCTAAGTACTGATTACACCAAGTAATGTTTGTTAATGGATATACGTCTGTAAAATCAAAATTATCATTAACACTTGTTTCTCCAAAATAATTAATTACTTGGTCTTCATTTTTTAATGATAAATTTGGTAATGCTTTATTATCATCTAAAATACTTCCTTTATAAAATAAGAATGAATTGTTTATATCATTAGTTATGTATGGTGTATTAAACTCACCTCTAATATAATTTTGCCATGATACACCTTGTCCTTGATTTGAGATGTGTCTTAAAAACCCTAAATAATTTTCTGTAACATTATACTCCTTTAACTTTTTTGTTAAAAATGGGTTGTTCGTCCCAAGTGCTTTTACGATATCTAATGTTTCAGATTCTGATATAAAATTATTAATAGCATATTGTTTAATACTATCTCTATTCATTTTAGAATAGAATGAATTTAAATACATTCTTTCATAAATTTCATAGAAAAACTTAGCCTCTTCTGTGTTTTGGTAGACATCATTGCCAATTGTAAATTCAATAGCGTTAAAGCTAAACCTATCTGGTTTATTTATAAAATTACCGGTACTATTATCCTCAAAAACTGGTGCGGCTTTTTCTGTTAGTCCTTTCAAATACTCCTCGACAAACTGTACCTCTGGCCAAATTTCAGGGACATATGCGTTTATCTTTGTTGCTATATCCTCATCTCCTGGATATTTTAAAACATACTTTTCTTTACCTTCCTCTAATACTTCACCAATTACTTGTGGCCATGGGTATATTGGTGCGTTGGTATCTGAGTCGACATAATCAACACTTGGTGCTGAGGTGCTTGTATTGTATATCGCTTTTTTTCTATTTTCATCATCCCTAATACTCCAAGCTTTTTCGTGAACATCATCTAACATTCTTAAAAAGGCTTCACCTTGAGCAAAAAATACGGCCATAACATTCCTCATTGTTGGTTGGAATCCTAGACCATTATTTTTGTTTTGGAATTGTTCTTTTATTTGGTTTGTTAGTCCTTCTTCGACCTCCTGTCGTTTGGTTAAGAATTTTTCTTCGATTTTTTTTATTTGATCTAAGAATGACCCAACACCTGTAAAATATATTAACCCTTCATAGTCTTTTAAACTATTGGCGTTAAGGATTTCTTTTTCTAAAGTAGACCTAAAAGTTTTATATTCTTCTGACGATACACTTCCTAAATCTAGTCCACTTCGTTTTTTATAAGTTTTTTCAATATCAATGTCTTTTATACTTGTTGGTGTAAAAAAGGTTGTTGTTTTAATTGGAATTGAGATGTCTTTCCCAACAACATTATTATTTTCAAGTAGTGTTTTATACTTTAATATTAACCCATCTAATTTTGTTAGGGCGTCATTTTGTTTTTGTGTGTCACCAATTAAATCTTTTCTAAATTGGTATAGTATTGTTGATTGTGTGTCATTTTTAATAAAAACAAGTTCTTGGTCACAAAATTGTTTTGCCCATGAGACACCTAACGTGTAATAGACTTCTTTTGTAAATTCACCAACATCTTCTAGATATTTATCTAAATCATTTAATACATCTAAATTAGTTTTTTTAAATTGTTCTTCAATATTTGTTATTAATTTTTCTAACCTTGTTTTTAATTCTAAAATTGTAATTTCTGGAAAATCATCATCAATAAGACCTTTTGCTTTATATTCAGAATAAAGTTCTTTCATCTTTTGATACCCACCACTTGTGTAGGTTGTTTGTATATTTCTTTTACTATCTGTTGCACTTGTTGATTCTGTTGCTTGTGTGTCTACTTTTACCCTATACATTGATGGTACAGCCATCATTTGATCCCACGTTACATCCGCTAATATTGTATATTTATAGGTGTAAAAACTACAACTAACTCTAAAGTTATGTGTTGATGGGTCAAAACTTGCATTAAATTTTTGTAACATTAGTGGTAATCTAACTGCTTTACCCAAATAACCTTTTAATGTTAAATAAAATAATGGGTATGGTAAATTAAAAAACGCAGCATATGGTGAGTTGTTACCAGCCTCAAATAAAGCTCTACCTTTAACATCCTCTAACGTTATATTTACAACAGGTAAAAAATCTAAACCATAATTAATATTGATGTCAGTAATACCTAGAAGTCCATTGTCAACAGCACCTGGTTCACCATTTGATTTTAAAACTTGACTAATATAAAAATCATCACTTAAATCTGGATTTTTAGTGATATTAATTGCTGGTTGATTAACTCCCATACCTTTTATAGTATCTTTACCAGTTATTTCATCAGACCAACCAGTGTCAAGAAATTCCTTAAATCCAGGGTTTAGAAAATTTATTTTACCAACAGAAATTGTTTTTATTGCTTCAGATTGTGGTACGCCAACAGCTAGTTTTGTTCTAGGTAGTACAGAACATTCAAGATTGGCGTACATAACAAGATTTTCTTGTTTAATTAGTCTCTCCTTAACATTACCATCCTGATCAATAACTTTATTTGGGTCTATTACTGATATGTTTTGGTAATCGAATTCAACTAGAATATTTTCTGAATTATCTACCATAATATAAGAAATAATTATCTATTTGTGTTTTATAGTCTTGTAATGAAGTTAGTAATGGAAATGGAATTGTCAATACAGCACCATCTGGTATGTTTGATTCTAAACCTGTAAACCCGGGATTTGCCATCATTATTAGCCACCCAAAAAATGGTGTTCCATAATATTGTTGTGATATTTTATCTAACCTAGACTGTCCAACTATATAAATGTATTTCTTATCTGAAGACTTTGTAGGTAAATTAACATAGGGGACAACGGTTTGTTGTCCATTAACTAAAAATTGATTATATCTATTGTAGTATTGTAATGCCATAATTACTAAAAATATGTTTTCCCATTAAATGTATCTTTTTTATTATTAAGATTTAAATCAGTATATGCTTTTTTAAGTTTTTGACGTTTTTCACCTGTTGTACCATCTTTTTGTGTTGTATAATTAAACTCAAATACTGTTGTATCTAAGTCTTTAATTTTATAATTTAAATATTTGTCTTTATAAGTTTGACTATCTTCATAATCTTTAAATTTCTTTTTCTCAGCTTCAAATTCTTTAATATGTTCGGCTTTAATTTCATTACAAGTATCTTTAATTACTTTAACTAAATCACTATTTTCCTTAACCTTTTCAGTTGTTGTAATGCTTTCTACAAAAGTATTGAACTTATTGTCGTTAGTAAATATGTCTGACATTGAAAAATAGAACGTTTGTTTTGCTCTTGATGAGAGTACGTCTCCGGCAATTGGTGTAAATCCATAATTCGTTGTTAATATGTCTGATTTTATAATATCATTTTCAGATAGTGAATTTATATAACCACTTAATTCCGTGTTTAATGGTACTGGATATATATTTGTTCTAATATGATCAAAAGTGACTGCATTATATTTTTCACTTAATGTGTAAACTTTGAACTCTCCGGTGTCTAACCTTTTTCCATCAATCTGATCTACAACTAAATCCATTTTTCTAAATATCTGAACGTATTTTTGTTGTGAATTTGTTATTTCATTTATATATCCAATTAACCTTTCATTTATTTTTTCATTTTGTCCTAAAACAATATCGTAAAGTTTATTTTTAAACTCTCTTTTTGTAGGTCCTGTTATATTTTTTTGTTTTTCTATAATAGCACTTACTAATGGATTTGTCTCATCTTCAATATCATTTAGTGCTTGTTTGATAAGTTTAGTTATTTCTTGTTCATATTTTACTTGTTTACCAAAAATTTCAGTTGGCGCTTTCTCACTTAGCTCATTAGCTAAATCGCCAATTTTGTAAAATCTCTCTTTTGAGATTAATTGTAACGTTGGGTAATTTGAGTTTTCATTAATTGTTTTTAACTGATTAAATATATTTTTAAAATACGTATTTGTCTCAGTTGATAGTTCTTTAAATATTGTATCAAATTTTGTTGTTCCTGTTTGATAACTATTGTCATCAAAAAACTCTTCGGTTAGAATTGTACCTATTGTATTTTGTCCAGTTTCAGGAATTTGATTATTAATATCATTTTCATTAGATGTTTCAGCAGCTGTAAGACCTGGATTATTTAAAACCAATTTTTGTACTAGATTTTCATCTCTAGTTTTTGTGCTTTCTGTTGGTGTTGATCTTTCATCGTATATTTCTGTGTTTGCATAGAAATTAAATGATAATGCGTTTTGTAACTCTTGTACTGGACCTGCTAGCCCATGTCCACCAATAAAATCAAAACCTAATGTCACTTTTGCTAACATTGGTTGTACACCAATACCTTCTGGGTTAATATCATATAATAATGGTTCGTATGTTATGGATAATTGATTTGGAATTATCTTTGTATGATAGAAGTCACCAATTCTTAATACAAGAACTGGTGGTGCACCAAAAGATGTATTTCTAGCGTCATTATATTTTGGTTTACCATCAGGACCAATTACAGGTATTGTCTGTCCTGGTCTAACACATTGATTTAAAAACGTTAGTCTTGCGTTTAATCCTTCTGGTGTCATTGAGTGAAACGATGGTGAGAAGTATTTTATTTTATCCTTAATACTAGCATATACGGTTGGATTTGTTTCTTTTATAACTTCAAAATAGTCACACTCTGAAAATAATTTTCTTAATACTTTTTTACTAATTCCATCTTTAAGTTTCTTTTGTATTGTTGGTGTTGGTGATGGTGATGGGTTTGTTGTTATATCTGTAACAACATTACCACATACTTGATTACATGTGTCCCCAGTATATTTTCCTTTACCTTCTTTATTTTCAATACACTTTCCATTTACACAATCATATGTTTTTGAATTAGTAACTACAGGAGTTGGTTTTGTACATTTTGTTTGACATTCAACAAGTGAGCTAAACTCTCCATTTTCATCTTCAGTACAATTACCATTACCATCACAACTATATTTTTTTGGTGGTTTAGTTGAGTCACCAACTACGATATTCGCGATTGCAACTCTACGACATGCCATAGCTGGAACACTATACCACTGTGAGTTAGTTGTAACTTTATTAGTTGATGTGTCTTTAATATTATTAGTACAACCAACACTAGTGTTATTATTACTTTTTGAACTCGTAACAACAGTGTCTTCACCTGTTGCTTCAAAATTGAATTTAATTTTACCTTGCTCCTCCCATATTTTTATTGTTTGATCTCCAATAGTTTGAGTTCTTAACCAATTAAGAACAACACTATCTCTTCTTTTAGATAAGTTAACATTATAGTTATTTGTTGCTGGAGCTGAAGCAGAACCTTGTAATGTGATTGTAACAGTTCCTTCATAGTCAACTAAAACTTCTTTTAATTTTTTTGGTATTAATTCATCTTTAATTGTATTAAAATTACCAATAACAACATCATCAAAAAATGGATTAATACCATCTTTACTATATGGTTCACCATTGGTTACATTGTCTGGCGCTAAAGTTTGGTATTTATTTCTAACACCTGTTGATATGTAATTATTATAATATTCAGTAAATAAGTTTGGTAACTCTGTTGCCCAATTTGTTGCTCCAATAGGAAAATCATTATCAAAATAAAACCCGTAATTTACAAAATTATTTAAATCTGTTTGTAATTGTTCTTTAGTTGGTGCTGTAGATTCGTTATTTGTTACTATAGTCTCTGTTCCACTAGTATCATTACCAGCACTAGTATTCTCAAATTTAGTGTTCGCACCACCATCACTAACACCAATATTTCCTGTAATGTTTTTTTCTACTTCTATTCTTTCATCTAGTGATGAGGTTGGGTTTTGTAAAATCTCTTGGTATGTATATAATTCATTAACCGATAACTGGTTATACTTTGCTGCTAGTGTGTATAAATCATATTTAACACAACCAGCAAAGAACGAGTCCATAATTGCATCTACTTGTTCTTGTGAAAAATTAGCTAATTGTTGTTCAATTATTGTGTTCATCATAGATGGGTTATCGACAATTATTGTCCACCCAATACTACCAGATCTTTTTGTATCCTTATATGTATAAATTGGTTCTGGTCTTCCAAGAAATGATGTTGAATTCCAAGATGCTGTTGATGAGTCAGAGAACGTTAGATTATATGGTGGAAACCACATAATTCTTCCACCATTTGGTCCTCGTTCACACTCTGGTAAATCATCATATGTATAACCTGGTTTATCTGACGTTCTCCATGCTAAGTTTTCAAGTGAAAACATATATTTTTTAACTTTACCATCAACAATATTTGTAGATCCTGGATTTCTTAATGGTGCAATATTTAAATTGTATGTATTATCAAAAACTGAGTAGGTGAATCCTCTACCATTGTTGGTAATACCATCTGTTTTTTGTAAATCCGCATATGTTAAATATGGTGTGTCTTTTTGAAAAACTCTACAGTATTCTCTTCCAACTTCAAAACCACTTTCTCCAATTACTTGACTGCCATCTACGCTATCATAATAGGCTACTACTTGAGACCCTTTTGTCATTTCTTTATATCCATCATTGAATACTTTGGATATTTGATTTATTGCATTTCCAACGTGCTGTAGTCGTCTTTGTCCTGTTAGACCGTCTGCAGATTCAATTAATCTTTGTGTATTATCAAGAATTGACCCTTGTTTAAATTCGAACTCACTAGATTCCGTATCTGAATTAAATTCATTTTTAACAACGTCAAATTCTTTATCTAAATAAACTGGATTACCACCTGGTTCAACTTTAAATCCTAAATTATCTTTGTATTTTGGTGATGTCCAAATAAATTGTCCTGATGTTCCTCCTTGATTTGTATATGATTTCCCACCTAAACCAAAACTAATTTTATCAATATTTCCTTCATATAGTTTTCCTAATTCTGATGGGCCATATACTGGTGAAGGTTGTTGTTTACCATATGAATCAACTGGAATTTCATTATCTGGTGATGTTATTCTAGATGGTTCTGCTTGATCACTTCCAACATAATACCCACCACCTTGTGTTGTGTTCGCACCTAATAGGTTTGATATGGCATCTGTAACACCAAGGATAAGTCCTTTATTATATTTTGGTCTATATTTGTTGTAGTCTAAACTTTTAAATAAAACTGATTTTTGTCCATAACCAGTGTTTGCTAAAAATAATTCTGATGGGTTTCTATACTTGTTTAATATTGGTCCAAGTGCTCCACCAGTTAAATTATTAGCAACATTTAACGCACCTTCAGTCTGTGGTGATAAAACCTCAGATGTTTCATCAAAATAATCACCAGGAATAAATGAAACTGGAAAATATGTACCAGTAATTCTATTTAAAAATGATACACCAGCTAGTAGTGGGTTTTCTGGTACTGTAATTTTCCAATTTTTTCCAATTAATGGTTGTTGTCCTGTTGCAACTAAACTAGCTTCAAATGGATCTTGTAACGAATCTAAATTAACAATACTAGATAATATTTGTTGTTCTTCAAACTTTACTCTTTCATTAAAAGCAAATTTTAATTCGCCGGCAGCAATTTGAGCTAAGAACGAATCTTGTGACAATAAACCATTATTACCTGTTGGATTGTCTGATATTAAAATATCTAGTGGTGTATATGATGATGGTAAGAATATTAATGGTTCTAAATCATAATAAGGTAAAAAGTATTGATATCCAGGTGTTGTATCTGTGATTATTGTTAAATCTTTATATCCACTTTCTGGTCCAAATATATTTTTAACATATGCAGCATCGATGTAAAATTCATTAACTAAATCAATATCAGCATCATCTAAACCATATTCTCCTTGATTTGAGTCTACTGGTAATGGTGGGTTGTTTGTGTTTGTAATATTGTTATATCCACCTTCTGGTCCATACTCATTTAATGGATATAATTGATTTGCTTGATTTGTTGTTCCAACTAAGTCATTTGGTGAATCTATAACAGTACTATCTGATAATGGCGTTGCTTCATATATAACATCACCTTGTGGTGGTGCATATGCACCTGGTACGCTATATGGTGGTAAATTTCTAGCGATAAGTGCATTCCTAAAGGATGATGATGCGTCAAAAGATAATGTTGTTTCAGACATTCAATTTATTTTTATAATAAATAGATATGAATTATTTTTTTTTTAAACTATTATTTAGTTGTTAATCCTGAATTTGTTTTAAAATTTTCAAGTATCTTATGAACAATACCTCCATTACTTAGATTATTCTCACTAAACCATTTTTCAATTTCAGTTTGTATTATTTGACTTAGTGCTTGATTTTGGATATTTGGGTCTAATTTAACATTAATATCAACATTTACTTTTTCATCTAATTCAAGTTTAGGCATTTCGCCTACGTCTTTAAAATTACTTAATGGATCACTTTCACTACCACCAAATGGATTTATACTAGGTATTATGGTGTTAACAGAATTTTTAATTGTCTCAAAAAAGCTGCTAGCATTACTAGTAATTGTTGACCAATCAACATTTGTGATAGAACTAATCATACCACTAAAATCATCTTTTATCGCGGTTCCAAGTTTTTCAAGGTCTTCGAGTTTTAAATTATCAGCAAACCTTCTATATGTTTGTGTTTTTTGTACCATTTCTGGTGTAAGACCTTCTTTTCTTTCGGAGCTTAGTCCTAAATCATACCCACCAAACAAACTTTGTCTTAACCCTGTAGTAGCTGCTTTATATGACTCATTAACTGGTTTTGATGTCGCGATACCAAATACTAGAGCTTGTCTAACTGAATCAAATTGTGTGTTTAATTTATCTAATTCACTTAATTGGTCTATAGCAATTTCTTCCATTGTTTGACCCCTAAGATCTTGTTCTTTCTTAATAGTTTCTAATTGTTCGTTAGTAAGCTCACCAACATCAATCATATCAAATTCACCAGTTCTTTCTCCTTTTTCATCAAGTCTAGCTACTTTAACTTGTGCAACACCTTGTTTGTTAACTGTTGCTAATGTTGCTATTAATTCTCTATCTTCTTTTGAGGCAATACTGCTTGGGAATCTAATTTGTTTCATCTTCATATCAAGTCCCGCGGCATTTATTGCCATTTTTTGAAGTTCCCCACTAGTCATACCAAGTTCTTTACCAATTTCTTGTAATCTTCTTTTTTCACCTGGCATAATTTCAAATTGTCCTAATTCTTCGTTAAACCTAACAAAGTCTTTTGTCATATTAACAATTTGATTTTGTAATTCGGTTGGGTCGTTTTGAGATAAATCCATTAATCTTAATGGGTCTAATAGAGCTCCAGTACTAACACCTAATCTTTGCATTGCTGCCGCCATTTCAATAGCACTTTCTGGATTAAATGCTTTATCTACAACAGCAAATATCTTATCCATATCAATTCCAAGTCTTGAGGCTTGTGCTGCCATTTTAGCTAAACCTTTAGTGCCATTTTCAAAATTATAGATATTCATTTTATCTAAATTTTTAACAACACCTGCTGATACTGCGGCAACAGATACACCAGCTTCTCTTGCGATTTGAGCGACCTCTGTCATTCTTTCACCAACCTCTTGTATACTAATACCAACACCTCTAAAACCTTGGGCTAGTGCTCCGACTTCTTGTCCTGTTACTTTAGAAGTTGCGCCTAATTCTAATAAATCCTCATCTGCAATTGCTATATCAGCTTGGAATGTTTTGAGTAGGCTTCCATAAGTTTTTCCAACATCATCGACTTTTAGTCCAATTTTTGCAAAATTTGCAGCACCATCAGCTACTAATTTTTTAAATTCATCTGCTTTTTGTGACCCTAATCCTAGGGTAGCTCTAATTTCAGCTTGTTGTTTATCTAAGTAACCAGCTCTTATGTATGTTGCTTTTAATGAGAATGCATTTGCAATTTCAGTTCCAATATCAGTTCCAAGACCAGCTAATCCATTTTCTGAAACTAAATTTTTATAAACAATATCAGTAAAGGCTTTACCTTGTATTATACCCGCCTCTTCTGCTGCCGATTGATCAACATTACCAGCCTTAACATTAGACTCATTTTGTTCTTGGAACATAAACATATTTTATATATTTTTAATATAAATAGTTTAGTTGTTAGTTTTTGAATTTGTTTCAACTAACTTATCTACCATGTACTTTCTTTGGTATGTTGGGATTTTTAGATAGTCACTATACGACATATGTAGCATTTTTGCTAAAAACATATACTCGTCTAATAGATACTGTCTATAATTAGAAGAAAGGCCGAAAAAATTCCACCCCAAAGTTGATTGTAACAACAACTTTTTCTCCAGACGGGGCGATAACTTCTTTATCTAGATCTAATCTAGGTTCGTTTTTTGTTAAGAAATTTCTAATGTATTTTGAGTCCATTATTGGCATATTTTCGATAAATCTAGAGATTTCGTTTCTATCACTAGACCCATTTAATTCGACAATTTGTTTGTTTAATCTTAGTGTAATAACTGGTGCCACTCTACCTGTTGGGTACATTTCTAATGATTTATCAATTTCTAAACTATCTCTTAGATTTAATAATTTTAATTTTACTGTTGCACCACTTTTTGGTAATAGTATGGTATAAGTTCCATCACTATCTGGTTGGACCTCTGGTTTTTTAATATTTAGTTCATCAAGTTGTATTGTGGCTTCAAATTTATTAGAAGTCTTTGGGTCAACTAAAGTTACGTTATATGTATCCCCAAAAGAAGTGTTTCTTAAAAATATTAAAATAGCTTCAATATCACCATCTAACAAATCTTCAGGTCTTAAATCTGGTTCGTATATTTTACCTCTTAATAGTGGTAATATTAATGTTTCTTTAATTGTTTTATTACCATCAAAAGTTAGCAGTGTATTTTCGTCTGCGGCAGTTAAATAACCAACTTTAACCGATTTCTTTTTAGAAGGATAAAAAATACCACCAGAAGGAAGTGGTACAACATCATGTGGTAGATTAAAATCTATTTGACCATATTGACTAACATTTATATTATTTTCCATACAATTTTACTTTTATAATAAATAATAAACTTTAGTTTTTTTTAGTAAATAAAAAACCTATGTAGTTTCCCACATAGGTTAAATATATTTTATATGTAATATTATTCTAGTAAACAAGTATACAACGATCCATTCTTAAACCACAAGTAATATCAGCAATTGCGTCTTGTGAGTAAGATAGTGAACCAAAGTTAGCTGAAGTTAAGAATGTTCCTTCTAAAATCCATTTTTCAACAACAACTCCAGTTGGGTCTAACATTTCAAGGTCAACATTTTTCTTATAACCAGCGGCATAACCCATACGACCTGTAACTGATTCAGCACATAAACGAACCCATTCCATTAAGGCTTGTGATGCAGAAGGACCAATTGGGTCTCTAAATTTAACTTGTATTTCATCCCAATTAAATCTACCTGCAACATAAGTTGATGTGTTTAGGAATTGAATTTCTGTTGAATTTACTTTAATTGATGGTCTTGAGGCACTTTCAACGTACCACTCATTTATTCCTAGACTTGAAGGAAATCGTAATATAAACCTATTCTGTCTTTTCGGTTCATACGGTATAGGCATTTTCATTAACAAATCAGCCATAGTTTTTAATTTTTAAAAATTTATTTTATTTTATTAATAAATAGTATCGTTTGAAAAATTTTTCTATTTACTTTAGTTTTTTTTTAATTAAACATATATAATATATTAACTACTTTAATAATAAATATATTAATACAATTTCTTTTCTCCTCCTGATGTTAAATAAGTTTGTAATATATTATCATCTTTCTTTTCAAAATGTGATTTCATTTTTTCAACATTTCTTACATCGTCATCTGAAAATCCAACAAATGGGGTAAAGTAGTTACTTATTTTATTTTTCATAAATGCTTTCTTTTGTAAATTGTGTGACATCAATTTCACATATCTAATAAACTCCTCCATAGCATCAATTTTTCCTTGTTCTGGATTTGTTGCCGAACCTTCACCAAAAGAAACTGGATAAAAACGGCACATATCCAAATAAGATTTAATTAATTGATCCTTTGTTAATTTGTCTTCATCGGCTAGTTCACGATATTTTAATAGATTTTTTACTAACTCATTTGAGTTAATTCCATGTGCATTACTTTTTATTAAATTATAAACAGCTTGCTTTAATATCGATGGTGTGTGTCCTCTAGCGGTTACTATAGAAAATATCGATCCATTATTAATTGCTTCGACAAAGTCAGACCACGCGGGACCTATTTCAGCGGTTTTAGAGTCACTTAAAAACTTTTTATCACCAGTTACTTGAAAGTCTCTAAATGGGTTATCGTCAAACCCAACAATAGTATGTCCCTCGTATTCAAAATCGGTTTTACCAATGTCTGTTCTATATTCAGCAAAATCTTCTGTTGACATACCAACGCTTTTACCTTTATCGTCTTTTAAATAAATTTTTGTTGGCATAAACATTAAGTTGTCGTCCCAATCAAAAGCATAGTACTTCATAACTGGTGTTGGAGTATCATTAATTATTTCTGTTATAATCTCTCTTGTAATTTTTTTATAGTTCATATCGAATATTTTTGCATATGTCTAACAT